TTAGCAACACAGGCTACCTGGTCGAGCCTCAGCACATCATCAAATATGGACTGAGCCTTCAGATTGATGGTGGTGAAAGTGAAAAAGCGGATATGCATGCCGCTGATCTTTCTGACGGGCGAGATATTGGTCCTGTTTACGGGGGATCACAAGCATCTCACTACTTCCCATTGTTTGCATTGAGGGCAAAAGATTTTGCCCCCAATCGCATTCTGAACACACTGCAGGGCCTGCCGAAGTCGCTTGATCTGATTAGCAATTATCGGACAGAGCTAGCAATCATTCGTGACCCGCAGTTTGGCGACATGAAAGAAGTGGGCCATATCAATGGCACACTTCCTTCTGACAACCTCGGTGCTTATGGAATCGCGGAATCTTTGCTGCAGGGCATTGATGAAAACGGAAATACAATCACCCTGCTGACAGAGTTGCCAGAGGGGCTTCCTTTGTCTGCAGAAGATTACTATACGGCAACAAACATGGGCACTCTTGAAGGCAATTTTGTCATCAAGAAAACTGTCACCGGCAAAACACTTGGCACCTTTTACATGGCTGCCAATAAGCCAGAGCGTGTGGATTTAACAAGAATTTACGATCTTGTTAGAGAAGCAATTACCACGGAGTATGACAGCAAATTCCAATTTCCCATTGTTAATGAGAACTACGAAATCACGGAAATTGCTGCAGATGGCATGCTGACACTCAGCAGAAAGCATACACTTGAGCCTGGGTTCCGCTTCGTTATTGGTCTCACCACTTACTACGTTGTTGCCACCCCCAGTGTCTTCACCATTCGCGTGAGCCTTACGCGAGGTGGTCCTGTGTTCCAGGATTTCGCAAGCAAAAATGTTGTTGTTGGCAATCTTGGCACTGGTTATTACGATCTTGTTATTAACCAGGCAATTGCTGCTCGTGCTCGCCCCATTGATCAAGGCGCTATTGTTTTTGCCGCACGCCGCGTTGACGACGCACTTCTTCCATATTCACTGGATGAGAAAGATGCGCAATGGATGAAGGCGTATAATTGCACCACTACAAACACGTATAATGTTGTTAGTCCGGCACCCGAGACTAGAATTTTCTTGAACTACGGGCTGCGATAGAGCGAAAGTATGGCTAACGGTAGCTCGATCATCAACACATCGCCCAGTGGTCTTCCCGTTGAGCTGGAAGACCGTGCTTATGCGTTTTGCATTGGCACGCAGATTTTTCAAAATCCATCACAGGATCCGAGGAACGCCAGCTTTAAATTTAAAGTGGATCCTCAAATGCTGGATGCCGTGGTCAGCGGTGATGCTGTAGGCACCACCGCAATTGGCCTTGCTACAGCAGCAAATATTTCGACGGTATCGACATGGCAAGGCGCCTCTGAGATTCGTGATAACGGCGTTGGGTTTGGCATCTATCCCGTAAGTTTCGCTGAAAATAGCTCAGACGGCACCAAGATTAATGTGTGCTGTGCTGGCACCACAATTGGCTCCGTGATGAAGAATCGCGTGGGCACTGAAGTGGATATTGGCTTTGATACTTTCGTTTGCTCAGGCCATGGCTATGGCGCGGGTGACGCAGTGGTTATTTACAGCGGCAATGCTCCCACTCCATTGCAAACAGGTGTCACCTATTACGTGATTCCATCTGGCGCGAATAAGATCAAGCTTGCTGCAACACGAGCCGATGCGATTGCTGGAAGCGGCATCGATATTGTCGTGAGCGGAGGCCCCGCCTACTTCAAGGCAGACGACGTTTTTGATATTAGGCGCACTGGCCTTACTGGTGCAGTTGCTCTTTATCGCAACAATGCTTTGATGCACACATTTAGTGGCACCACTCAAACATTGAGGCCCTTTTTCTGGACGAGGGAGTCTAGCAATAGTGCTACGATACCAGTATTCAAGGAAATTACAGTTAGCGGGGCTTCCTGATCCATGGCGCAAACGCGGTTAATTTCGGATCTTGTTGCGCTTGTAACGCCCAACAATAATGATCTTTTTGTTGTTGTTGACAATACAACCAATCCGTCGCAAAGCGTCACAAAGAAGATCACTTTCGCCAATCTGAAGGAAGCCCTTCAGGACATGATCGATATTCTGATTGCCGATGGCAACGGAATTAGCACAGCTTACAACGACGCAAGTAATACCATCACAATCACAGTGGTTCCGAATACCACTGTTCAGAAGACAATTTTTACCAATAGTGGCACAACTGTTGGTACGCGCCAAGAACTCAATCTGATTCCTGGTGCTGGTGTCAGCTTTGTTAGCACCGACGATCCTGGTAACGAGCGCGTCAACTGGACAATCAACACCAATACAGTATCCACCGCATCGGGACTGGTTGGCAGTGGCGTTACTTATAGCGCCTTGTCTGGTATTACAACGCTTGGCGACGGCACGAAGCGCCTTGACATTCGCGCTCTCAAGGCTGGTAGCAACAAGCTGAGCCTTGGCCTCACTGACAATAACCAGAGCATCGTCTATGACGTGGTGCCTGGAAACATTGACATCAATGATTTTGCCGTTGGCAGCCCTTTGGCTGTAGCCAAGGGCGGCACTGCTGGCACCACTCCTGAGACTGCTCGCAATGGCATTGGCGCCGCTGCAGCGGGCGCCAACAGCGACATCACATCACTGAGCGGCATGACAACCGCTCTGAGCATCAGCCAGGGCGGCACCGGCGGCCAAGGCGCCCAGGAGGCACTGTTCAACCTTACTGGTGTTTCTTATGTAGCCAATGTTGGCGGCACCGGTCAGTCGCTGATTGTCAATGGAAAGGCAGCGGTTGCTGGTGAATATCGAGCAGAGCTGAAGAGCATCCGCGCTGGCTCTTCTAAGGTAACGGTTGGCACTGTTAGCAATGCCGTAAGTGTTGATGTCAATGCTGACAATATCTTGAGCGCCGCAGCTCAGAATGTCAATTTCAATGGCTTCCGTCTTACCAACCTTGCTAGCCCCGTGGCGGCTAGCGATGCCGCTACGAAGGCTTATGCCGATGCAGTCGCCCAGGGCTTGGTGGTTAAAGAAGCCACACGAGTGGCTTCAACTACCAACTTTGTCGGCACCTACTTCAATAGTGTCAACACTGTCACGTCGGTGGACGTTGGCAATAACGAACTGACAATCAATAATCACTCGTTTAACACTGGTGATCGCGTTTACGTTGAAAGCACGAACGCGCTTCCCACTGGTTATGCGTCGAACACTGAATATTTTGTCATCGATACTGGCACTAACACATTGAAGCTGGCTACAACCAGCGCCAATGCAAGCGCCGGCACTGCCATTGATATTACGGATACAGGCTCGGGCACTATCACTGTTAGGCACACCATGTACTTGGTGGCCGGTTCAAATGGCGCCTTGTCGTTGGACGGCGTTTCGCCCAGTGTCGGCAACCGTGTGTTGCTTAAGAATCAATCCACTCAAACGCAGAACGGCATCTACGTTGTCACGCAAACTGGTAACGGTAGTTCACCCACCATCCTTACTCGCGCTGAAGATGCGAATGCTTCTGCCGAACTGTCCGCAGGTACATTCACCTTTATTTCCGAGGGTTCTGCGAATGGTGGTATTGCGTTTGTGCAAATCACGCAAAACCCCACGATTGATGTTGATCCCATTGTCTGGACAGTTTTCTCTGCTAGTGCAATCCCTGCGGACACTGTTGACAATACAAAACTGACCAACATGGCTGCGGCTACCATCAAGGGCCGTGCTGTTGGTGGTGGAACTGGTGATCCTCAAGATTTAACAGCCAATCAAGTGGTGGCTATAGTAAATACTGCCACAGACGCTATCGACTGCGGCACGTATTAAATTCTTATGCCGCAATAGCGGCTTAACGAAACGTCATGCCAGCACTGGTTCCAATTCAGAACCTGCGCAGTGGCACGTCTAATAAACGTCCCACTGCGACGGGTTTGGCCGTAGGTCAGATTGCGGTCAATTACAACGAAGATGATCCGGCTATTTATCTTCGTGGTCATGCAGATGCATTGATTAAAGTGAGCCCCACGTTTGTGGGCTCAACTGCACCCAATGCCACTCCTGCATCCGGCGGCACATCTGGAAATAGCAAGGGCGAGACGTGGCTGGATACCAGCACCACGCCTAATGCATTGAAGATTTGGAATGGTTCCACATGGGTGGAATCATATGCGCTGGCAAGTGGTACAACGCTTGTTAGCCCCACATTGACTGGTACTACTGTCGCTCCGACAGTGGCAGTTGGCACGAATGATACGCAGATTGCGACTACTGCGTTTGTTAATGCCGAGATTGCTAATGATGCTCCAACCAAGACTGGTGGTGGCGCATCTGGCACCTGGGATATTTCCGTCAGCGGGAATGCTGCTACTGCCACTGCATTGCAAACTGCTCGCACGATCAGCCTTGGCGGCGATTTGAGCGGCAGTGCCAGCTTTGATGGCACTGGTAATATTACAATTTCCGGCTCGATCAATGCTGATAGCGTTGCTCTTGGTACTGACACTACTGGCAATTATGTTGCTGCTGGTGCGACAAGCGGCAATGGTATTAGTGGCAGCGTCAGTAGTGAGGGTGGCACATTTACAGTGTCGTCTAATGCCACTTCGACCAATAGTGGTAGCACTCTTGTTTTCCGCGATGCAAGCGGCAACTTCAGCGCTGGCACTGTTACAGCCACGCTCAATGGCAATGCTTCTTCCGCCACTGCACTTGCTACTGCGCGGACGATCACTCTTGCTGGTGATTTGAGTGGGAGCACCACGTTTGACGGCACTGGAAACGTCACGATCACTGGCGTAGTTGCGGACGATTCTCACGATCACATTATCGGCAATGTTGACGGGCTTCAAACGGCGCTAGATGCAAAGGCTCCGCTAGCGAGCCCCGCACTCACTGGCACCCCTACTGCGCCCACAGCAACGAACGGCACTAATACCACGCAAATTGCCACCACGGCGTTTGTGCAGACAACAGTGGCGGCCAATGCTGCATTGATTGGCGGCTCCGTCACTACAACTGCCATCAGCAAAACTCTTGCAACCAACGAGTTTTGCACTGTCACCGCTGACAGCTTGACAATCACGCTCCCAGCGTCTCCTGCTGCTGGCGCGTCAGTAGGGGTTAGTATTGGCGGGTCATTTACTGCTACTACAATTGGCCGCAACGGTCAAAATATCATGGGGCTGGCAGAAAACCTCACCATCGACAAGGCTAATGTGTCGGTGCTTTTCAAATATGTTGATGCCACTCGTGGCTGGAGGCTCATCTAATGTCTACGCTTTCTCAATTTTTTCCTGCGGGCGGCAGTGTTCCATCAAACGCCATTCCTATTCAGCTTTTAGTTGTTGGGGGTGGCGGGGGATCCACCAGCCCTGCATCAAACCAAATGGTTGGAGGGTCAGGGGCCGGCCGTTATATTCATATAGCGAATGCTTATGTAATTCCTTCTGTTGCATACTCAGTAATAATTGGCGCTGGTGGCAGTAGTGGCAATGGTTCTGAAAGTTCATTCGGATCATTGATCATTGCTCCCGGTGGAGCAGGCGGCACTTTTCAAGCAACACCGGGTGTAGGCGGAAGCGGCGCTGGTGGTGGCATGAACTGGGGCAACATTACTTATTATCCCCAAACTCCACTTCGCCCTGGAGCAATTCTGGCTCCGCTTGCCAATGGAAGCGTTAGTTCAAAAATCTATTTTGGCCCTGATACAGTCATTGAAAACCTGGGGCATCAAGGTGCACCGGGGGTCTACGCATCTAATGCGTACTGGGCGGGAGCAGGCGGAGGCGCTGGTGGAACTGCCTTCCCGGGTGGCAGTAGTGGTGGTGCCAATCAAAATGTCTATTCCTACGCCAGTGCCCCGGGCTCGTCTGTTGCTAATGACATTACTGGCAGCCTGAAGTATTACGCTGGTGGCGGAGGCGGAAGTAGCTCTACTACCGTCTTTTCAACATTTAGCACCACTGTTGCCATGGCCGCGAGCAGGAGCAATGGGGCTGTAAATACAGGAGGAGGTAGTGGTGGTGCTTTGAATGTTGAAAGCTTCACTGGCGGTTCGGGAGTCGTAGTTGTGGCATATTCAACTGCTTATAGTTCCGCTAGCACCACTGGATCTCCCAGCACTCCAGCTCGCAGCGGTTTCAGGGTGTATGAGTTCACCGGCTCAGGCCCAATTCCTTT